GGCCCGGCTTAATATGCGCCCGGCCGCTACTTTCCGTACTTGGCCACGTTCCGTGGCCAATGCTCCCCCCTACGCAATGCATAGCGCTGTGGACCCGGTACGCGGCCCATGGCGCACGATCGCGCCATGGCCAATGCACTAGTCGCGGGTACCCGGTACGCGGCCCATGGCGCGCGTCCAGTGAACCGTGGACCGTGGCCGCCGGTCCCGGGTCCCTAGCCCGGCTATTGCACCGTGGACCGTGGCCAACGGACCCCGGACCCCTAAAAATTGGCCCCGGGGGGGGAGACGCGGAGGCAAAAGCCCGATTTTGCACAATCAAAACGGTCTGAAACGGAATTGATATTTCATGGGGGGGATTTCCCTGCAGGAATGTTTCACGTGTTACATTCCTTGAAAATAGGCCCCCTATGTTTAGAAAGCAAAACCGGTATAAATTTTTGCGCAATTTTTTGTCACTTGCGTTCCACGGTAACGGAAGGTAGACTGTTTGCCATGACCCTTGATCCGCGATGCTGCCCCTGTGGTAATCCTCTCCGCCCCTTGCAGCGCAACTGCCTGTCGTGCCATGCCTTGTCCATGCGGAAATACCGTGCGTCCACCCCCTTGTCAGACGTCCAGCGGGCCAAGGACAATTGTCGGAGTTACGCGCATGTGTACCTTCGTCGTGGCAAGCTAACCCGTGAGCCATGTTCCGTCTGTTCAAACCCCGTGGCCCAGATGCATCATGCTGACTACGCGAAGCCTTTGCAGATAACGTGGTTGTGCAGACTTTGTCATTTGGCATTGCACAAGACTAAGGCAGTTGTGCCCAAGCGGCGGCTAGATGTTGCCCAGCGGGATCCTTTTGCACTAGAGACGTCTGTATGACAAACCCTGCAATGTCTGTTGAGTCGGAGTCGGAGGTATTACGACTTGAGTTACGTCTGGCCCAGATAGAGGCCCAGAGCCGTGCGAAGCGGAACTTTATCGACTTTGCCAAATATGTGTGGCCTGAAGCGATATTGGGTAACCACCACCAGAAGATGGCGTCGGCGTTTGACAGGATTGCCAATGGCACGTTGAAGCGTTTGATTGTCAACATGGCACCTCGGCACACGAAGAGTGAGTTCTCATCCTATCTGTTGCCTGCGTTTATCATGGGCCGTGGCCCGCGAACCAAGATCATTCAAGCGACGCACACGGGGGAGTTGGCGGTACGGTTTGGTCGTAAGGTGAGGAACCTTATGGATTCTGACTCGTACAAGCAGTTGTTTCCGGGATCGGAGTTGAAGGCTGACAGCAAGGCGGCGGGTCGGTGGGACACGAGTGAGGGTGGGGAGTACTTTGCTGTGGGTGTGGGGGGTGCGATGACGGGCCGTGGTGCGGACTTGTTGATTATTGACGACCCGCATTCGGAGCAGGATGCGATGTCGGCATTGGCATTGGACAATGCGTGGGAGTGGTACAGCTCTGGTCCTCGGCAGCGATTGCAGCCGGGCGGGGCAATTGTGATTGTGATGTGCATGACGGGGGATACTCTGGTTTTGATGTCAGATGGGACACAGACGCCCTTATCTGAAATACGGCCCGGGGATAAGGTAGCTACTTTTGAAAAAGGGAGGCTAGCCACGGCTAGGGTTAATAACTGGAAGTCAAATGGTTATGACTCCATAGCCAAGATACAAACACAATCTGGTAGAATACTTCGTGCGAATGCAAGACATCCTTTTCTTGTAATGAATGCGGGAGTGTTGGAATGGAAACGAGTAAGCCAGTTGAGAGTGGGGGACGAACTTGTAGTATTGAAGGGTGCAATAGGCCTCCCAGATCAAAAACAAAACTTGGCAAGTGTGGACCCTGCCAAGCAAGTGCTAGTTACCACCGAAAAAACCCAGACGCTCCATACCACCCCCTTGGCCACCACGGCAAATGGAAAGGAAAGACCTGCGGATGCGGTGAACCCGTGCTCTGCAAGGGGTTCTGTGTTAAATGCTACCGAGACCACTATCCCCGTTCAAAGAGAGCACCCGAGCAAAGCCGCGCCTTGCGTATCAAGTACCGGTATGGAATCACTGTTGGACAATATGAGTGGATGGTTCAAGAGCGTCAAAACCGTTGTGATGTCTGCGGTGAAGCGCCTTCAGATAGAAACACTCGGGCGCATTGGAACGGCAAGCTTTGTATTGACCACGACCACGACACGGGAGCAGTGCGAGGACTCCTGTGCAATGACTGCAACCTCGCCATCGGATATGGCAAGACGCCAGAGGTACTCGAACGAGCTGCAGAGTATCTCCGACTTCACAATCGATCCAATAGCCTCGATCCTACCTGATGGTAAGGAAGAGGTTTTTGATGTTGAGATTGATAGGACAGGTAATTTCATTGCCAATGGGGTAGTTAGTCACAATACTCGATGGGGCACGAAGGACCTGACAGCGAGGCTGATCAAATCGCAGTCCAGCCATAATGCTGACCGCTGGGAAGTTATTGAATTCCCTGCCATTTTACCATCAGACAAGCCCCTTTGGCCAGAGTTTTGGAAGTATGAGGAGTTGATGGGGGTAAAGGCTTCGTTGTCCCCGCAGAAGTGGCAGGCGCAGTGGCAGCAGCAGCCGAGCAATGACGAGGGGGCCATTCTGAAGCGGGAGTGGTGGAAGCGTTGGGAGAAGGATTACACGCCTAACCTTGAGTATGTGATTCAGTCGTATGACACGGCGTACTCGAAGAAGGAGACGGCTGACTTTTCGGCGATCACGACGTGGGGGGTGTTTTACCCGGATCAGGACAGTGGGGCGCACATCTTGTTGTTGAACGTGAAGAAGGGCCGGTGGGACTTCCCGGAGTTGAAGCGTGTGGCGAAGGAAGAGTATATCTATTGGCAGCCGGACAATGTGTTGATCGAGGCCAAAGCAACGGGGACCACGCTCCAGCAGGAGTTGAGGAAGATGGGGATTCCTGTGACGATGTACTCGCCGGGCGGCAGGCGCGCGGGTCAGGACAAGGTATCGAGGGCCAATGCGATTGCGACGATATTGGAGTCGGGGATGGTATGGGCACCGGACACTGACTGGGCGGACGAGTTGATTGAGGAGTGTGCGGCGTTCCCGAACGGGGACAACGACGACTTGGTGGATTCGATGGTGATGGCGCTGATGCGTTTCAGGGCGGGTAACTTCATTAGTTTGTTGGTGGACGAGGACGATGTGCCGCGTAACGAAGGTATTGTACCGGAGTATTATTAACCCGTAGAATGGGGCGAAGTCTTCATTCTTTGAAAGGCAAGCCTATGAACACTCCTTCTGCAAAAGACCTTCTGCAAGCGATGCCTGTCAAAATGGCAGAGGGTGGTGAAATATCCTCGGGCCTTGCTAATGCAACCAAGCCGGACGGGATTGGGGCGGATCAGTACTACAAGAACATTGCTGCGTACGTTGCTACGCAGTCAGACCCCTTAATAGGATTGCAAGAAGCGTCTAAGAACGGGGTCAGCATGGCGGATGCGGCGAAAGCAATAGGTCAGGATAAGCTCAACGCGTATTTGAACATTGACTTGAATACGGAGAAGACGCCTACCCCTACGGCTTCGGGCTATACTTCTGCACGCGAGAACATGTACGTGGGTCCTAATGCGATATACGCCACGGGACCGGACAGCGGGCAAGCTGGGCTTAACGCTAAGATCCAAGCGGCCGCAAAGCAGTATGTAGGGAACCCAACAGCGCTACAAAACCTGTTCATAGCAAACGGCCTTAACATTGACGATATAGTGCGTGCGGGCGTGGACCCCACGGTCATGTTGTCGATTACGCCAAAGAAAGTAGACAAACCGCCTACGACCGGCGTATTCCCTCCTGTTACACTCCCTCCTGTCTACCAGCCCCTACCCACACCGCCACCACTTTATCCCACGGGCCAGCCTGCGCTGGACGTAAACTTCCGCAACAGTGCGCCGCGTAGTGCATGGGACCCGGTCTACGGGTATTCGTACACGCCTGCTGCCAAACTGCTCTCGGCCACCGGATCAGGATTTGGTTGGATGCCGCCGTCTGTGACTAGCCGTCCGCGAGACTTGTTGCGTACACCGATGGCCAATACCTCTGCCTCACAGCAGTACGCACAAAACAGCGCGGCTCAGGACAGGGCATTGGCGAATGCGTATAGGACAAGCGGCCTTGGTGCGAACCCCTCTGCCTTCTACGACTGGCGTAGCCGGTTGCGTGGGGGTGAGTTCGGTGGGGATCAGACTACCCCACTTAATACGGACGCGTTTAATGCGAGCTTTACGGACTGGGCAAAAACAGAGGCGGACAAGCAGGCGATAGCCAAGGCCAACAAGGGTACGCTTGCAAACACCTCATCTTCTGATTTTGTCCCCCAGTACGCTACCGGGGGATACATCACAAAAAAAGCTGATGGGGGTAGCATTGATACTGCCCCCGTTAAACCTGCGCCAGATGCCGTTACACTTGCGCCAAACTCCAACGTTGAGCCGGAATCCAAACCGGTAGACTCGACAAAGCAGTATAAGGATGTGTTCCAAGATGAACCCTTGGTGGACCGTGTAGGGGAATACCTTGGGGGGTTTAAGGACTTGGTGAAGTACCGTTTATCTGATGGTAAGGGTTTAGATCAGCACATAACCTACAATAACCAATTGAAGTCCCAGTTCCGTGAAGCATATCCCGAGCTTAAGGATGACAAGCAACGTAGTGGTTTGCTGGATGCAGCGGTTAAGTATGCGGGAGCCTACGACTGGGCGGCACGTCCTAATGTAAGTCCTGAAGATGCGCGGTCCATGGCCCGTGCTTACCAACTCTATGACTACAACACCAGCGACCGTACTCCGTCGAATGAGCTGTCTGACTACTACCGCAATCTGGCAGGTGTAGAGCAGGGCATTAAGCACAGAGCGGAAGGCCGTCGGTTAAGCGAGTCGGAGTTGATGAAAGAAGCGCTTAACTACGCGATATCGCAGACTGGTGGCAATATGCCATTGACCCGACCAGAGCTATGGAATCGGGAATACGAAAAAGGTATGAAGACGAAAAAAGCTGACGGCGGCCTGATCAGAAAGTACGACGAAGGTGGTGATGTCTCGCCAATGAGCTACGACGAGTTAGCGGCGCAGATGCAGAGGGTTGGTGAAGCGCCGAGAGAGGCCCAGACCCCTGAATCGCGGACCACGGTCCGGGAACAGACTGAAAGCGCGAAGATGCTGGAGCGTGTACAATAACCGCAAATATATTTAAAGGATACGAAGATGCCGATAGATAGGGCTGTCAACTTAGCACCTAATTCTGACTTGCTTGAAGGCACCAGTGAGTCGCCAGATATCGAGATCGTTCTTGAGGACGATGGCAGCGCTACTATTGAGCTAGGGGAAGACGACGAAGATGATGTTGGCTTTTACGGCAACATCGCAGAAGTTATAGATGACGGGGACCTTGGTCGGATATCCATGGACCTGATGGCATTGTTTGAGGCCGACAAGTCTAGCCGTTCCGATTGGGAACAGATGTACTCCAAGGGCCTTGAGCTATTGGGCTTGAAGATTGAAGAGCGTACCAAACCCTTCCGTGGCGCGGCGGGCGCGGTCCATCCGATGCTGACTGAGGCAATTGTTCAGTTCCAAGCACAGGCATTTAAGGAGTTGATGCCTGCCAGTGGTCCGGTACGTACTCAGATCGTGGGCAAAGAGACTTTAGATAAGGTCCAACAAGCTTCACGCGTACAAGATTTCATGAATTATCAGATTACTTCGGTAATGAAGGAATACACCCCGGAGTTTGACCAGCTTCTTTTCTACACGGGCTACGGCGGATCGACTTTCAAAAAGGTTTATTACGACGAACAGATAGGCCGTATGGTCAGTCGGTTAGTTCTGCCCGACGATATGTATATCCCGTATAACGGTTCAAGTGTTATTTCGGAATGTCCGCGTCTGACTCACCGCATTTCCATGGATACCAACGAGCTTCGCAAGCGTATTGTCGCGGGTGAATACCTTGATGTGATGATAGACGCCAAGGCAACACCGTCTTACGCCAACCAGATACGTTATTCCATTGATAAAGCTACGGGTGTTGTGCAAACAGGCTCCCCGGAAGAAGCTTTTCTATTGGAATTCCAAGTGTCGTTGGATATTCCGGGCTTTGAGGACATGGATGATGACGATGAGCCGACTGGAATTAAGCTCCCTTACGTAGTTACCATTGACGAAGCCAGTGCAAGGGTAATTGGTGTACGTCGTAACTGGGTAGAAGGGGATGAAAAGAAACGTCGTCGTGAATATTTTGTTCATTACGTATTGGTTGAGGGCCTTGGTGCGTATGGCTTGGGCTTTGTTCACCTGATCGGTGGTCTTTCTAAGACTGCAACCAGTGCATTACGTCAATTGTTAGACGCGGGTACGCTGTCTAACCTTCCTGCGGGCTTTAAAGCCAAGGGTGCGCGCATCGCGGACGACGATACGCCGATCCAACCGGGCGAATGGCGTGATATTGATGCCGGTGGGGCAGAACTTTCGTCTTCCTTGCTGCCTTTGCCCTACAAAGAGCCATCACAAACGCTATTTCAGCTACTGGGCTTTACGGTTGACGCGGGTAAACGTCTGGCTAGTACGGCGGACATGCAGGTAGGGGACGGAAATCAGCAGGCAGCGGTAGGTACTACGATTGCATTGCTTGAAAGGGGTTCGATGGTGATGTCTGCCATCCATAAGCGCCTATATTACGCCCAGACCCAAGAGTTTGAGATGCTAGCCAAGGGTTTTGGTGAGTATTTGCCTGACGAATACCCTTATGACGTACCGGGCGCTAGTCGCAGGATCAAGAAATGTGACTTTGACCACATGGTTGCGATATTGCCAGTGGCTGATCCGAACATTTTCTCTGCTGCCCAACGCATAACGTTGGCACAGACGCAGTTGCAGTTAGCGCAGTCTGCTCCTCAGATGCATAACATGTACGAAGCGTATTACCGCGTCTACGCGGCAATGAACATCCGTGACATTGATGGCCTCCTGCGCGCGCAGAGCAATAACCTGCCTAAAGATCCTGCTACTGAGAACGCTGACGTGCTGGAAAACATGGAGCTTAAGGCTTTTGCGGGCCAGCAGCATGATGCGCACATTGCGGCACATATTATGATGGGCTTATCGGCATTAATGCAGGCTAACCCCATAGGCGGCGTGATATTGTACAAGCACATCATGCAGCATATCCGTTTGAAAGCCGAAGAAGATACCGAAGCGGAATTGTATGTTGAATACGGGTCGGATCCAGACCACATGGTCTCTGACTTGCAGCGCGAAGGCATGATATCGTTGAAGATTGCGCAGTTCATGCAGGAGATGCGGGCGCTTCAGGATAAGTTAGCCAATCCCGGTGGTGGTGGCCAAGATCCGATTGTTGCGTTGAAAGCACAGGAGCTTCAGCAGCGTGCAGCGAAGGATCAGGCAGATATCAAGTTGAAGGAAGAAGGCTTGCAGCTTGATCAGTCTAAGATTGCGCAGAACGAAAAAGCTAATCAAGAACGGATTGCATCACAGCAGAAGGTTGCTCAGATGCGAACAGGTGTTGCACTGCAGCGGATAAACCAACCGCGTAAAGGAGGCTAAGATGCCACTTAAGAAAGGGTCCAGTCCCAAGACTATTAGCAAAAACATCAGCGAAGTTATGGGTGCTTACAAAGAAAAGGGCAAGATCGGTACTAGTACGCCAAATAGCAAAGCCAAAGCGCAGAAACAGGCTATTGCGATTGCCCTTTCTACTGCGGGTAAGTCGAACAAGATGAAAGAGGGGGGCAAAGTTATAAGCCGTCCTAAGGGCCGTCAGGGTCCAAGTATGATTGTTAAAAAACGTGACGGAAACAATCCAGTAAAGATATACTGACAGTTGCTCCAGCCTCCAGACAGTGGCTTATAACCGTCTGCTTTTCATGGGAAACACCATGCTCGAATTTGCAGAAAAGATATTGCGAGAGATTCGCAAGCTACAGCAGGACTCCGAAGCAATCGTGCTCAATGGCACCATTGCTGATATGGAACGCTACCGTTTCATGATGGGTCGTCTGGAAGGCATAAAATTAACAGAAGCCCTTATCAAACATGAATTAGATAAGAGGTCTAAAGATGATTTTTAACCCACCAGAGGACGTGCAGATGGAAGAACCAAAGTTAACGGCATTGGAACAGCAATGGAAGGAGGCAGCAGAGAATGCACCGCCAACCCTTGATGATGCTTACGATGAGGATGGCAAGGTCGATATCGACAAGATTGCCGATTCCGTTTTAAACATGATCCCCCACCCAACCGGATGGCGTATTGCCATTCTTCCCTTCAGGGGAAGCAAAAGCTCCAAGGGTGGCATTCTGCTATCTGATGAAACTCAAAAACGTACACAGCTTGCGACTAATTGTGGCTATGTGCTGCGTATGGGGAATCTTGCGTACTCTGACCAAGAGAAGTTTCCAGACGGTCCGTGGTGCAAGGTTGGCGATTGGATCATCTTTGGGAAGTATGCGGGTTCGCGTATTCAGATCGACGGTGGTGAAATCCGGCTGTTAAACGATGATGAAATCTTGGGGCTGATTAACGACCCTAAAGACATCTTGCACATGTGAGGAGCAGATTATGAACGAGCAACAAGAATTTAAGATAGGCGATGACGAGGAACCGGCTACCGTTGAGATGAACGATGATGGTTCTAACGCTGTTATTACGACAATGGAAGAGACCCCCCTTGTTGAGGTGGAGCAGCAACAGGCTAAACCTAAAAAAGACGAGCTAGATCAATACAGTGACAAGGTTCAGCGCCGTATTGACAAGCTGACATCCCGTTTGCGGGAGACCCAGCGTCGTGAAGAGGCGGCTGTTGAGTATGCCAGAAACGCGCATAATAAGGCTGAAGAGCTTGAGCGTCGGTTCCAGCAAACGGATGCTGATCGTTTGACTGAAGCTAAAAGCCGGGTAGAGACTCAGGTTGTAGCACTCAAGCAGATCATCAAGAAGGCTCGTGAAGAGTACGACATTGATACTGAGACTGAGGCCCAGCAGCGTCTGACTAGTATGGTGATGGACCAGCAGCGGATATCCGAAGCTACGGCCTATCGTCAACAGACCATGGCCCGTCAGGCTGCCCCACAACCACAGTATCAACAGCCCCAGCAACAACAACGTTCCCAAGTAGACCCACAGGCAGAAGAGTGGGCCGAACGTAATACATGGTTTGGCACCAACCCAACCATGACGGGGGCTGTAAGAGGGATTCATCTTGACTTGGTCCAAAAAGAAGGGTTTGACCCACAGTCAGAGGAGTACTATGATGAAATAGATCGTAGGATGCGCGACATCTTCCCAAGGGAACTTAAAGCGACCTCGCAACAAAACAACAGGAATAGCCGTCCCGTGCAGACGGTAGCCCCTGCAACCCGATCTTCGGGCGTCAATAGTTCCGCACGCCGCACTGTCCGGTTAAACCCGAGTCAGGTTGCAATAGCTAAAAAACTTGGTGTTCCGCTTGAGGAATACGCCAAATACGTTAAGGAGTAAGATATGACTGACACTATTTCTGTACCAAAACTTAATCGCAGCCCACGTACTAGTGAAACTAGAGAAACAACTGCGCGTCGGAAATCTTGGGCACCTCCTTCACGTTTGGATGCACCCCCTGCACCCGAAGGGTTTAAACATCGATGGATTAGATCCGAAGCCGGTGGAATGGATGATCGTATAAACGTACAGGCTAAAATCCGTGAGGGGTATGAGCTGGTCCGTGGTGACGAGTATCCAGACTTTGCTGGTCAATCGGTTGACGCAGGTAAAAATACCGGCGTTATCGGTGTTGGTGCTCTTTTATTGGCAAGGATTCCGAAT